ATATACGGTAGAGGAAATATTTACATAAAATATCGACGAATAATGCTGGTATGCTGAGGGATTATATAAAATCTCTTGGCTCACCAGCATTGCTTATTTTAAATCGGCCGTGAATAGTAACAGGCAGTCGGTTGTGTTACGTGAAAATCGGCTGATGGATTTGGTTATCACAAAGTCAATCTTTCTGTCCTCGCAATCTGCAATCATCCGCATAAGTTCAGTTCGCTTTTCTGCTGATGTGCCTGTAATCCCCTCATCATAATATAGTCCCGCAAATTCCCAATCATCACGAACGGTGATGTAGTTTTCATAGTGTGCCTTTTGTGCGTCTAAACTCTCTAATTGAGCATCGCTGCCGGTGCTGACACGGCAGTAAGCTGCAACATGCAACTTCTTTTTAGTTTGCCTTGCCACGGCATCAATTTTTGTTATCCTTTTCAATGTCTCACCTCGCTTTCCGTAGGTAACATATTCGCTCTAAAATCTGATAATATCAAGTTGTTTTGGGCATTATCTCAGCCAAAAACGGAGAGAAAGATTGGCGGTTTAATTCGGTTAGTTTGTTGTATTCCAACAAAGAAATCAACCCGTCATCGAGCATGGTTTTAGCGGTACGCTGCGCACGGTGATAATCGAATTCTGTCTGTTCTTGTTCTGTTGTAAATTCATACATCTTATAGCCCTCCAGTCCGAGGGATTACCCTCAGAATCCAAAGGACAGAAAGGCTTGATTTGAGTACCAAAGCAAAAAAATATTGCCCACAGAAGTGTAAAACCTCCGTGGACAATCATCTTAATTAGGAATTTTCAGTTTTTGACCGCTGTAAATGGTGTTGGAAGTAAGACCGTTGAGCTTCACAATTTCAGTGTATCTCGTTCCACTGCCGAGCAGTTTCTGTGCAATTGCCCAGAGTGAATCGCCTTTAACTACCGTGTATTCCCGATAAATAGTATTGTTGGTAGTGGGATAAATCTTTGTGCCAACATCATCAAATACATAATAGCCAGGATTTTTGTCAGCCTGCGCCTTTGCGTTGCTGAGAACACGATATGCACCGGTCTGCGACTTCTTATCGCCCCAAGTCTTGCGAACCCGGTAATAACCAGTAGTCAGCTTTTCAGGATAATCACCGGCAGTTGTGGGATTTTCCGTAATAGTGCCACTACCAACACTGCTAATTTTCGCCTTTACCACTTTACGGAAAGTATCCATTGTGTAAGACATGCCAAGCTGTCGCCATAAATGCTCCGGATCACCATGATTCGACGCAATTCCTCGTTTATGCCCCTCGGCATGGGAGATAACCACTCCGCCGGCAAGTGGGTCGAGTTTAAACTTATTGCAAAGGTAAGCAAAAAGTTCTACTGCTGAATTATATGTGCGTGTAGCTATTGCTTTTGCAGTTACGGTATCTGAACAAGTGAAGTTCGCTCCCGTCCCATACTTAATACAGGCAGGTTCGCACATCTCAATTCCGATATGCGTATTGTTACAATCACCACCGCCATGCCATCCACGATGATTCCACGGCAGGGTTTGATAAACCGTACCGTCATTGCCGTCAATAAAGCCATGAACACAGACATTTTTTGATGCGTTGTTCCAAGCGTTAATAAATGCCGATGCTTTTGGCTGTGGGCAGCCTACGGAATGGAGCATCAAGCCTTTCGCCGTAATGGTTCGTCCCGCCGTGTAACAGGGGTTTTTCGTCAAAATACTTTCTACAATTTTCATGAGCCACTTCCCCCCTTGTCATGTAGTTGTGCAAGAACGTCCTTTAGCTTTTCGGGAATCGGTAATCCGATATGTGCTGAATTTTCCAGGAGCGAGATACCCTCATTGGAAAGATAAAAGAAAATGACAGCAGTTCTTAGAACACTGCCATTGCCAAGCACATAGACATCGAGAATGTTGCCGATGCCGACCAAAGCGAAAATCATCACCTTGCGGAAAATGCCTTTAAATCCAACTTCGCTCGATAGTTTTTTGTCGACAATGGCACACATAACTCCTGTGATATAGTCGATGAGCATAAAGGTGATTAAGACATACAAAAAACCGTCCATACCGCCAAGGAACCAACCGAGAAATCCTCCCAGTGCCGTAAAGCAGATTTGAATAAATGACCATGTTTGTTTCATATTGCAATTCCTCCTTTTGCTATTTTGTAGTTTCCTCTTCGAGCAGGTCAAGCAGCAGGTCCAATGCTTCGGCATCCTTGCCGGCAAGCTTGTTTTCACTGCCTTCTAATTCTTCGATCAGTACGCCGAATTTGTCTTTCAACTCGTCAACATTGACGGATGTGGTTTCCTCCAAAAGCGCTTGTTTCTCCTGGTGGTATTTGGCAGCGGATGTTTCTATCAGCGTGTAAGTGCTGTCGTTTTCTATGAGTTTGCCGTTTTCATCTTTCTTGCCAAACTTATCAAGCAAAGACATCTCATCGCCTTGTAACTTTACAACTTTGGCATAGAGCAACTTGTTCAATTTGGTTCGTACCCGGCTTGCTTTAGGCAATAACTCTACTTTGTCTAAAAATTCAAGCACATCAACCAACTGATAATTTTTAATTTTTAACATTTAACTCCGAACCACCTTTCAATTCTGTTTTTAATTCAGCCTGTAAGTCAGCTTGAATCCTGTTTGTTTGTGTTTCCAGTTCTGCCCTTATTTCAGAGCGAAGGCCGTTTACCGCTTGCTGTATCAAATCAGATACGGATTTTTCGGCATTGACAGGGTTCCCGGGGTTTTCGGTTTCCTCGTCCTTAACAATATGTGCCTGGGGATGCGGCGGCATAAAATATTTCGCTTCCGCAGGTTCTGTGTTCAGTGTTGCTTTTTCATCAGCCATAGTGCTATCCTCCTTATTAAGTTGACCATGTAGTCATGGATGGGAAAGTTACGCTCCACCAACTTGATAAGCCAGATGAACTTGCGGGAAGATATACTGTTTTTCCTGCAAGCTGAGCGCAGATTGCCCGTATCGTGCTAAAATCTACCCACGTTCCTTGACTGCCAAGAATTAGGCTACTGCTCCCAAGGCCCACGCCTGCTTTGCCGTTCGTCGTTACGCGGGTTAAGTATGCCGTTGAACTAAATGTCCAATAACCCCAGTTATTCGTGACAGTGCTTGAACCCGATGCAGCTGACTGTCCACCCTTGAGATATACCACATCATCGAAGTGGAAGCCCTTTTCCATACCGTTTTGAAGTTTGCTCCGGTAATAGACTAATTTCGTGGTGTATGAAGAAGCAGAGGAACTTTCTTTCCATGCCCAAGTCATATAGTTCCCTGCATATTCAAGGTCAAAAACAAGACCTCTCCAACTGCTTTGGCCAGAAATGTTATTCGTTCCGATTCGTCCTATTTTTGTGCCGTCACGGGTAAGTTCAAATCCATTTGAGTTAATCTGTGAGGTGAGTGAACTTCCGTTATAATAGCTAATGGTTGTACCTGTAATTCGGATGGAAGAACTTCCTGTCAAAGTTTGCAGGAAATTGGTAGTCACTTTATCAGCAGTAATGCTGCCCGCGCCAATTCGGGCTGCCGACAGAGTACCTGTGGTAATTTTGCCTGCATCAAGTGCAGCTATTTTTGCACTTTGGATGGTTGCATCGGCAATCATGGCATTCGTAATATAACCGTTGGCAATCGTCAGTTTGGCAGAGGTAATAGAACCTGCGGCAATGCGGTCAGCCGAAAGTGACCCCGTATTGATTTTGCCTGCATCAAGGTTGGCAATTTTCGCATTGGTGATGGCTGCATCAGCTATTTTTGCTGTCGAAACAGATAAATCAGCCATCTTTGCGGTGGTAATTGCGAGGTTGGCAATCATAGCAGTTTGTATCACGGCATTGTCAATAGAGGTTGTTCCGGTTATTCGGATTTTGTTTCCGGCAATCAGAATCCCCTCAGTGGATATATTTATCTGATTGATAACATCATTCTTGGAAACACGCAGGTTTATTAAATCCCGCTGCATAAGCAGTGCCGAGTAGAGTGATTCGCCTTTTGAATAGTCCTGTCGGACAGTGCCTGGGTAGACATTTCCCGTATAGGCATCCGGGCTAACGGCAGAACCTGCATTGACCCGTACTCGCATTTTTACAGTATTTGCGGGAACAGTAATTGCCCCAGATGTACCAGAATAGGATATTTGATACAACAACCCTGCCGAGAGGTTCAGTAAAAAAGGACTGGTGCTAGCATTATATATACCTGCATAGCTTCCGTTCTTGATAGAAAAGAAAGCGATGTGTAAGTTGTTTCCTGTAATGCCCATTCGCTGAGCATCCGTTAATGTCCACTGATGTAGCGTGTTAGCAGTTGCCGTTACTGTATCAATTTGTTCCCATACACCATTTGTATATAGCATCACAATATTGTCCGATGTGTCTTTCCTGCCGTTCCATCCAATAACATTAGGCACACGATTTCCATCTAGCGGAAGTCGATAGATTGTGAGGTAATCACCACTGCTTGTATATGGGTTCGTGCTAACAGCACCTGTGATGCTCATGCTTTCCACACTTTTTTCGTTTAGGTATGAAATAATACTGCTATCGGTATATATGTTTGTGGCGATTGATTCACTGTACTGTGCAATGCCTGCGGGAACAAAATCCGTATATGCTTCGGTTTGCCCATAATAGTGATAATACATAGTGACTGAGCTGCCAGCCAAGGTTTGTGATATATACCTATCAGCGGGTTTCACATCAATATACCCGCTCCGCAAGTAGGTTGTAGATGTGGTATCTATTCCGCTAGATGTGTTGAGTGAGCCGCGTTCCCACGAATTGATTTTATACTGCGAACCTATCCGTTCTTGAGTTTCAGATACAGTAACAAGCAGCGTATCTGTGGTTGCTTGCAGTTTTACCATGCTGGTAACCGTGTTCATGTCAATGTATCCGCCCGGTGTTTCCGTCTGTAACAGGTAACAGTTGATGGTGTCTGGCGCGGCGGTAGTTGTATACCGCACACGCAGATAGCGGGCATTAGCCGGTGCCGTGAAAGGAGCGGTTGAGCTGCCATTTGTTGTATATGACAGAAAAGTTTTGTCCACCCGGTAATAAAACAAATATGCTGTGCCGTGCGCTGAATAGGCACTGTTGCCCTCGTAGGTCTGAAGCAGATACCTTTTGTCGGCAACTACATCAAACCAACCACTTCTCTCATAACTTGTGCTGTTTGACTCCGCACCGGTTGCAGTAGACAAAGTCCCTTGTTGCCACGCAGTTTGCAAAACATTTGCCCCTACAAGGTCATTCACAGCTTTGCGCTGCTTGGCGAGTGACAACGTGACAGATTCTGCATTCTGGATAATAGTAGATTCTGCAGAGGTGATTCGCCCAGTCAAAGTATCAACCGTAGTTTGATTTGCCTTGCTTGCAATTTGCCCTGCTTGCACTGTAAGTGAAGTTTCAGCGGAAGTAACCCGTCCAGTCAGGTTCGTTATATTGGATGCATTAAGAGAAATTTGTGTAGCGTGTTGACTTACGGTAGTCTGCAGTGATTCAGTCGCTGTTTTCGCTTCCAACGCCGTAACAAGGGAACTATTAAGTGCAGTAGCAAGGACAGGAGTCGAATAAGTTATGGTGCTATTGCTATAAGTAGCAACTACTCGTGTCCAATAATATCTGCCATTTACCCATGTTGGAACGGAATCACTCCAGTTACCTCCCGACTGTGTAGTGGTTGACGTAGAGAGGTAATATTGCTCTCTGACGGCAGTAATAGTAGGAGCGGGCATACCATCAGAACCGGTATCTCCTTTGTCGCCTTTTGCTCCGGATGCGCCAGTTTCTCCATGCCTAGCTACACTGTAACTGGTCACGGAACTATCATCCTGTAAAGTGATAAGCGTGCGTGTCCATAGGAATTGTCCAGCAAGTGTTGAAGGAATAGTATTCTGCCATTCGCTGATTGGAACCGTAGTTCCACTGGAAGAAACAGCATAAGTTACAGCCGTGGATTTCACAGATTTGTTGTAGGCCGCAGTTGCCACTGCGTCTGCCACTGCGGCCTGTGAAACCGCACTGTTTGCTTTATCGAGTGCAGCCACAGCATCATCGAATGCTTGATTGGCTCTTGCCAGTGCACTTTGAGATTCGATATGAGCCTGATCTGCTGCGTCTTGAGCGGCTTGACCTACAGCAAGAGCTTCATCGCCAGCAGCTTGTGCCGCTTCACCTACAGCTAATGCTTCCTCGGATTTCGCCTTGGCTTCTAGAACATCTTCGGCTGCTTTTTCAAGTTCTGCTTTCATTTCCTCCATTGTAAGATCGGTCAACAAGGGATACCACTGCGTAACACCCTCGCGGGTTTCATATACCCATAGTTCCATCTTGTCACCGTTATCCTTAAACCACAGATCGCCGGAACGTGAATTGGCAGGTGTAACTGAGCCGTAGAAATTAGTGTTTTTCCCATTAGCCGACAGCAGTGCATAATTGGCTTCCGTCAATGCTTGACTGACACCTGTTTCCATGCGCTTTATGTCTTTTGCAATATCCGTGAATTTAGGCATATAATTGCCGAGAGTGACATTGATATATGCATGTGTCAGCGGGTTATACTGATATTCCACCATACGGGCGGTTATATCAAAGCCATCTTCCTCATGAATTACCGTTACGGTATCACCAATATTGACAGTTTCTAAAGCTGCAAAATTTTTATATTCCTCAGTATCAGCAAGCTGTGCAAATGCCACGCAATAAGTGGCCGCTGGTACATCAATATGCCCGGAAGAAAACTCCTGCTTAGCTAATGTGCGCAGAACATCATATGCCTGTGATAACGGAAGGGCATCTTCGGAATCTTGATATTGCCCTACAGCAGCTTTGACGGAATCGTATTTAATCACTCGAATTTTCGGCTTTATATACTGGTTAATACGCGGGCTGTCCACATACTTTTCAGGAAGAAAAAGACCGTCAAATCCTTGTGGCATAATACGAGTACAGACCGACTGAACATCTATATCGGCAGAATAACCAGTGAGGTTCTTTTTGTTTCGTATCGCAACACCGTTATTGCTGCCACGTACAGTTTGCATATAGATATGAAAATTGTTCCTGATAATTTCACCGCCCCAACGGGCAAGGAATCCATTGTCTATATCAGCGTTTTGTAATGCTTCGGCAGGATTAAGGCGCACCATACGAGTATTTTCATATGTTGGGATATTTGAAGATGCGGTAAAAGGATGGTCATATTGCGTAGCGCCTAAAATCTGTGTTATCGCTTGTTGACCATTCTTATTTACCACAAAGGTATCTTCAATGAGATTGTCCACAAGATCATAAAAAACGTGATATGCCGTAAAGTGGGTTATGCCCGATAACTGCTTTTTAACATAGGCAATGCGAAATAGTTGGTCATCCATGTCAGGAACAGGGCATTTTATCAATCGTTCCGTTGTGATTTCCTGTGCATATGGCGCACGAGTTGGATAATCAAACTCCAACATAAATAAGCCATTTAATTTTTCCGTGACAACAGGTGCTTTGATATTACCATCGAGGGCACATAACCCATTGTGTGTAAAATTGGTTTCTGTTTTTTCATATAGAGTTATCATAGGAATCTCCACCTCGGTTCTATCTCAATTTTTGTAATGCCACTGCTCCAGGATATAGTCGTATTACCTGTCTGAAAAACAGGAAACGGTCCCTGCATTTGATTGTTTTGAGCTACATTGCCCTGATAACATTCCATTAACGCACTATCCAATATCAAGTGCCCTGCGAGAATATTTAGTTTTGTTTGTATGCCGCCTATCGTTAATGTCTGGTTACCAGTACCGTACACTGTGATTTTAGGGAGGGAGAAAACACCTCCTGAGTTTTGTATGTTTCCAGTCTTTGCCAAAGTAATAGGCGCTACGTTCCGTACATATTGAAACGGCTCGCAAACGAAGGTTATTGTAAAATCCCAAAGCGTAGACAGTTTTCGTTCTAATGCACCTGCATTGGCATGTTTGATTTTGAAATACACGCCGGTGTCATTGCTGAAATAGATCGTTTTGGCATCAAGAATCACGGGTAAGATTTCACGGTAGCGATTTTGCGGTTTGGTGACACGCAATGCAACTCTCATATTGAAAGTAATATCCTCCCAACCGTGTAGAATAGTGAGCGAACCTTCGCGCCCATCTACCTCCACCGATTCAACAACGCGTTTTGTCGGTGGGACAACGGGAGGGTTTGTTATCCGAAGTCCTAACGTAGTACGGGAATTAATAGATTCATCTAAAATAAAAGCGTTCATGTGTTATACCCCCACAATTGATTGCTGGCGGTGGAGTAGAGCGAGGTTTTTGTCAATTTCTGGAGCCAGTCTGCCAACAAGCGTTCCATCATCCAGTAAAACCTTTATATTTAATGCGTCTAAAAGTGTTGGGAACATTTCTATCATAATTGCGGCGATGCCATCCAGTTTCATACCAAGGTCGGCAATAGAAACAGAGGCTCCCGCATTTCCAAGTGCATTACTAATTCCTGCATTAACATCAATACCGGGACCGTCCAGTGAGGTTGGGATAGCGCTCTGCATCGCCTTTGATACGTCATCCATTTCATCGGAGAAACCCTCACCAATACCAAGTGCCAGGTTTTTACCAATCTGATCGCGGAAGAGAGTAGATGGACTTCTGATGCCGAAGAAACCCTTGATACCATCCATAATGCCACCAAAGAATCCGGAAATTTTATCCCAAAGCCATGCGCCTGCATCGGAAATCCCCTGCCATAAACCCTTAATCAGATTCAGACCGGCATCTGCCAGTTGGGGAACAAAACTGATAATGGTATCAACAATGCTCTTGATAATTTGTGGGATGGCTTTGATGATCTCCACAATGATAGTCGGCAGATTTTGAATCAGTGCCACGAACAGCTGAACCCCTGCCATGATAATCTTATCAATATTACCAACAATAGCATTTACAAGGCTCGTAACAATCTGTGGGATTGCAGCAACCACTGTTGTAATAATCTGCGGAAGATTCTGAATCAGCGATACTAATAGTTTGATTCCTGCATCAATAATCTGTGGAATTGAGCCAAGCACGGCCGTCAATATTCCATCTATAATCTGTGGAATAGCTTCAACAATTGCAGCGATAATCTCGGGTAAAGCCGATACAAGCGAAATCAATAGCTGAATTCCTGCATCGATGATCTGCGGAATGGCTCCGATGATAAACTCTACCAAAGCTGTAATGATTGCAGGTAATGCCTCAATCAACTGCGGTATCGCCGCAAGCAATCCCTCTGCTAAACCAAGAATAAGCTGTAAAGCCGCATCAAGAATCATCGGCAGATTATCAAGTAGCCCTTGCACAATCGTGATAATAGCATTAACTGTTGCCGGGATAAGTTCAGGCAGTGCCTCACCGAGACCTTGCACCAAAGTAGAGATTAACTGAACTGCTGCCTCTATGAGTAATGGCAGATTTTCAATCAATGCACCCACAATGGTCATAACTGCTTCAACCGCTGCTGGGATTAACTCAGGCAACAGCGTTAAGAGTGTATTTAATACCTGTGAAAATAAATCCGTTACCGTCTGAATGAGAGTAGGCAGTAAGTCGGCAACTGCCACCATCATGGCTTCAACCGCTGTCGGCAGAGCCTTTACGATATTTTCGATAACGGGAGTGATATTTTTCATCACATCTTGGAATGCATCAACCACGTTGTTACAAAGCTGTGCCATATCCGCATCTGCATTACCGAATCCGACCACCAAATTGCTGACGGCAGATTGCAGGGAGTTGATTGAACCGGAAATTGTATGCTCCGCTTCCAGTGCCGTAGTTCCTGCGATGCCCATGCTTTCTTGAATCACATGAATCGCCGACACCACATCTGCATAAGAAGAAACATCATAATGAATGCCCGATATTGCTTCGGCATCTGCAAGAAGTCGCTCCATCTCGGTTTTTGTACCGCCATATCCGAGTTTCAAGTTGTCAAGCATGGTGTAATTTTGCTTTGCAAAACCCTGATAGGCACTCTGAATTGCCGACATATCCGTACCCATTTTATTGGCATTGTCGGACATATCGGTGATAGCCATATCAGCGTATTCCACCGCTTTTTCTGTATCACCGTCAAGGGATGAGATAAGGCTTGCAGAAAAGGAAGTGACCGTTTCCATATAGTCGTTTGCCGAGAGACCTGCTGTCTTATAGGCATTGGATGCATATTCCTGCAATTTCAAAGACGAGTCCTTAAATAGTGTATCTACACCACCGACAAGCTGTTCATAGTCTGCATAAGCAGAAATGACTTCTTTTCCAAGTTTGACGGCGGCAGCACTTGCGGCAATAGCCATTGCACCCATCGCAGCACCTACGGATTTAAGGACAGTGCCTAATCCCTTGAACTTGCTTTCGGATTTTTCGGCAGAGTCAGCGGCATCATCAATTTCCTCACCCATATCCTCCGCACTGTCAGTGGTATCGTCCATTTCACGGCTCATATCATCAAGTGCATCTTCGGCATCGTCATAGTTGGCATTCGCTTCTTCAAGAGCAGAATTGTTATTGTTCAGTTCGCGCTCCATGTCGTTAAGAGTCGCCTCAGCGTTATTAAGCTGAATCTGCCAGTTTTGTGTTCTGCGGTCATTCTCACCAAAGGAGGTGGCGGCATTCTCAAGAGCGGCTCGCAGAGTTTCGATTTTGTCCTTTTGAGCATCAATTTCTTTATTAAGAACTTGATTTCTCGCAGAAAGGGTCTGCACGGACTTATCGTTTTTATCAAACTCAGATGACACAAGCTTCATCTCAGAGCCTAAAACCTTAAATGTCTGGTTGATTTCTGTTAAGGCCTTTTTGAACTCTTTTTCGCCCTCAAGACCGATTTTTAAGCCGAAATTGTCAGCCATGCGTTTCGCCTCCTTTACTAGATTCCATCGGGGATAATGTCATCAATAAAATGCTCTCGTTTTGGTTTTGCTAAGCCATGATATTGCTTATGGCATTCCCATAAATCGAGGAGCAAACCAAATGACATCAGCCAAAACTCATCCTGTGACAGATGAAGCTGACTGATGCCGTAATAGAAAAGCCTCGTAAACAATTCTTCATCACTTACGGGGCCACTGCGTTTTTTGAATCCACTTCACTTTCTACATTCCGTTTCGCACCTTTATAGAGTGCCGTCATAATCGCTTCTTTGTATTCTGCTAAATCGGCAGGAGTAGTGAGAATTTCCACATCGTCCTCAGTGAGCAGCTCTTTTGGCTCATCTTTGTGCTTAAGATTGAAAACAAGAATGCTCTGATTTGCAAGAATGGTAATGAGCCATACGATTTCTGAAAGTGCCATCTCGACATTTTCAGATTTCATAAGCTTATCACCCAAGTTTTCAAGACCGCCATATCTTGCAGCAATCTCTTTTGTTGCTTTGGTGGTAAGTAAAAGTGTGTATTCATCTTCACCAATTAAAATAGTTGCACTGCGTTCGTTATCCATCGCTTAATCCTCCTGTCCTTCTGCAAAGGCAGGTTCATACACTGTGTTGTACCAACCGCTAATAACAGATGCATCCACACCAGTATCACCCTCAGTAACTTCCGCTTTCCACGGATGCTTACCGCTTGTATCAGGCTTATTTCTGCGAAGAACGGTACCCTCAATAGTCGGCGTGGAAAAGGTGATGCTGTCGCCTTTGGTAGCAAGATTTGTAGCAGGGACACCGAATTTCACTCGGTACAGCCAGTAATATTTATATTTGCCGTTGGATTTCTTTGCTCGAAAACCGATAGCCACAGGATTGCCGCCATCCTCACTTGCTGAAATTACAACGTTGTTGTTATCCACTGAAACACCAGTGAGAGCGGCGGCTGTTGCTGTACCAATATCGTCAACTCCAAGGGAAAGCGTACCGTTTTTAAATTCCTTGATAATTTCCGATGCACCATCGTCAGCATAAAGAGTAGCTTCAGCAAGTTCCACAGATAAATCCACAGAGATTGCTTTGGCAAGCTGAACGGGAGTGCTGTAGGTTTCTTCTTCATTTTCATTCTCGGTGATAGGTGCGTAGTAAAGTTTATCAAGACCGATTGTTGCCATAGATTTATTCCTCCAATTCATAAAATTTGGCTGCATCCACGTTATAGTGGTGGTAGCCTGTGTCAGTTTCATAACCGATGTATTGCCGTGCAGTTATCGTAAATTCATCAGCAATCAATGCCCGCACGATAGCATTTTTTGCCTTTGTGTAATTGCCTTTTGAATATAGGGAGATTCGCACTTCCTGCACATCAATTTCAGGTGTATTATCCGCATGGAGTTCAAATAAATCGCTCATCGGAACAAGTACGATATATTCAGACGGAGCATTATCAGAAAATATCCCCGTTTCAAGCGGAACACCAAGCGGTTCCAATGTGGTTTGTAAATCCGATAAAATGCTCATCGTCTAAGAGCCTCCTCTTCAAATTTATTTTGCATCGCAGTAATACACTCATTTTTGGATGCACGTTTCGCAGGTTTTAAGAATGGCTTTGCAGGCTGACCGTGCTTGCCGTATTCGATGGTGTTGGCAAGCTTTGCGTTACTGTCACCATCTAATCTCGGTTCAGCAAAACCAATTTTGATATTGTGATTGCCTTGCTTATCCATCTTGACAGAGGTGATACCAAGAGCCGATTCTAGTTCGCCCGTGGAGCGTGATTCGTATTTTGTGCCTTTACCGATAACAGCAGAAAGATTGCTTTTTGTCTTTGCAAGTACAACCTCGCCACCAGTTTCAAGCACCGTTTCGGCAATGGAATCAAACTTACTGCCGACTTTTGAGATTCGTTCCAAAAACTTATCGGGCATCTTTATATCAACTTTTGCCATTTGTAGCCACCACCTTTTTCGCAAGTACCTCAATGTACATTCCACGACCTTTGACATTCTCAACTGAGGTAATGTTAAATCGCTCACCATCACATTCGATAAAATGCTCAGTTGTTACAGTAAGATTTGGGACGACACGAAAGCGAAATAAATCAGTCGCTTCGGAAAAAGCGGCGAGATTCGCCCACCGCACACTTCCATGACGACCCTCTCTGTAAACTCGGATTGATGCAAGCGTTGTTTCCTCGCTTGTCGCAAATCCCTCTTTGTCCTTTGTTGTTACGATAGCCTTTATATCACCAAAGCCATTCATCTTGCCAAAACTCATATCTGCCACCGCCTATCCAGCCGAAGCAGGAGATTAACCGTATTCCAAACCTGCTGACTTGCTGCGATGTTATCGGCAAAGAAACCACCTGTTGAACCATCTCGTGATTCATAGAAATGGCTTGCAAGCATGATGATTGCCTGTTCGGTTGTGGCAGGGAAGCGTGACGCTTCACCCGATTCGCCTTCGACGGTTTCTCTCAGATAGTATCCTTCGGGCAGATGCTGATAGCTTTCGGCATAAGAAACAGCGGCAGTGATGAAACCTAAAAGTAAATCATCATCTGCCGAATAATCGAGTATCAAATTCTGTTTTACTTTCTGGAGTAGATTATCCATCACCGCCACCTCCCTTTGATTAAGAACCTGACTTCATCTTAAGCAGCTGAATGCCCTCTGGCAGAATAACCTTGCCATCAACACGCTCGGTTGCAACATAGCCAATCTGTCCGTTTGTTGCATAAAGTTCGTTGAGCCTTTGAACCGTTCTGCCTGCTCTGTCACCAATCCAGTAATTATCAAAATCACCGAAAGCGATAGAAAACGCATTAGCAGCGACAGTCGGAACATAAGGACTGGTGTAAATCTCATAGCCAAGAAGTCTATCAGGTTGCCCTGCCTGAACAGATGGCTGCCACAGATATGCACCGTTTTGGTCTTTCAGCTTTCTAAGAAGTGATACGGTCGCATCGTTCATAAGAAACTTCGCATTTCTGCGGTAAGGCGATTTCAGTGCATATACAAGACCGATGATTTCATCAACCGTGATAGCAGTTGCACTTGCCGCAGTTACACCAACCGTGCCGCCATTAGCGGTAAAGATACCAGTCGGCTGATTTGTTCCAGTACCAACGCAGAATGCCTGCTCCTCAGCAATACCAAAGGCACGAGCAAATTCCTTAGCGATGTAATCCTCAAGGTCAAAAGCACTGTCCTGCAAGAGTTCTGTGCTGACACGAACAAGATCAGTCAGCTTAAAGGCATCAATCTGCTTTTGTCCGAAGGTCGGATTGCTCTCAGTATAAGCGGCATTTTCAGCCGTCCACTGTGCAGTAGAATGACCAGTTGCAACAGGGATTTTTCTCTCGTTTTGAGTAGTGATAACCTTTGCAAGAGAACGGACAACATTCGCTTCATCAAGAGCCGTCACAATCTGACGTTCAAATTCTTCTGGCACAAGATAACCGCCATCGGCATCTGTACCCTCAGACAAAACATTGTGAATAAGCATCTTACCACGAAGATGAAGTGCAAAGTCCTCTTTATAGGCATTGGATGCACGTCCGGTCTTATCCTTTTCTGCATGGGCAGGCTTTTCAGTAATCGGCTTGTTTACAGGAAGGGAGAGTTCTGTTTCAATTGCATCTCGGCGTTCCATACGTCTGATTTCGTTGGTGATGTCGTTTAGTTCCTTTTCCATGTTGTTGTAGGTGTTATCATCCTCAGCAGAGAGAACACCTTTGTCAGTTCTGTGGGTATCGAGGAAACCCTCCATTGTCGTCCACAATTTTGCACGTTTTTCACGCATTTCTACAATATTCATCGTTATATCCTCCATTAAATTTGGTTTTTGTATAGGCTTAGTTTCAGTTCATCAACTGAGCGCCCAGTAGGTTTCGTGGCATCAGCCACAGGTTCTTTTACTTTGTCTGCAATCTTGTTCATCAGATTCATAGCGACTGCTTTTCTTGAAAAAGCGTAGGCAGGAATAGCAAGCACGTCTTTCTCTTCATCATCAATAATTCCATCAGCAAACCTAAGTTCAATCGCCTTATTTGCATTCATCCATGTTTCACTGTCCATCAGATGAGAAAGTTTCGTGCGAGATAAGTCGGTCTTAATCTCGTAAGCATTGATAATGCTTTCTTTCACTTCATCAAGCATTTCAATCGCTTTCTTCATATCCTCATGGTCGCCTGCGGCAAAGGTGGCAGGATTGTGAATCATCATCAGTGCTGTTGGGGCCATAAGCACCTTTGTACCCGCCATCGCAATGACAGATGCCGCACTTGCCGCCAAGCCGTCAATCTTCACGGTTACATCGCCTTTATAATCCATCAGCATGGAATAAATCTGACTAGCCGCAACGCAGTCACCACCAGGCGAGTTAATCCAAACAGTGATATTACCTGTGCCAGCGAACAGTTCCTCTCGAAATAGTGCAGGGGTAATATCATCGTCAAACCAGCTTTCCTCAGCAATTGTGCCGTAAAGTTCAAGCACTCGGTCGACTTCGTTTTCCTCGGTTTGATTCTTCCAGTTCCAGAATTTCTTCATCGGAATTTTCCTCCTTTCCGTCAGCATCGTTGTCTATATCTGCAAAGGCTCCTGCATTAGATAACGGAAGCATATTGCCGTTAATAAGATAGAGGTCACCACCGCTTTCGGCTGGGATACGATCCAGGTTTTCAAGTTCCCTTATGTCATTGGTACTCATCCAACCGTTTTGTCTTGCCGTTGCATAGCCGTTCATGCGGCTTTCATAGTCGCCCCTAAGCAATCCCTCAACATTGAATTTAAAGAAATATTGCTTTTTCTCGTCCTCTGTAAAGAGAATGCGAGAGAGCGACTGCTCCCAACGGACAATCCAAGGGTTCAGTGTATATTTCACAAATTCAAGAGACTGCTGCTCAATATTAGAAAAGCTCGATTTTTCAAGGTCACCAACCATGTGTGGCGGCACTCTGAAAATTCGAGCGATCTCGTTGATTTGAAATTTTCTTGTTTCCAAAAACTGTGCTTGTTCCGGTGAGATAGAAATGGGGGTATATTTCATACCTTCCTCAAGCACTGCGATTTTGTTTGCGTTAGAACTGCCGCCAAATTGCGACTGCCAGGCTTCACGCACTTTGTTTGGGTCTTTAATCGTTCCCGGATGTTCAAGTACACCGCCTGGTGCGGCACCGTTTGCAAAGAACTTCGCACCGTATTCCTCAGTTGCAATTGCAAGTCCGATGGCGTTTTTTGCCATAGCAATGGGCGAGTAGCCAACCAATCCATCAAACCCCAGCCCGGGGATGTGCAAAACATCAGATGGACTAAGCTTTACGGTGATGCCTTTGCCTTTCATCGTTGGTGCATCATCAGATGAGCGGTTGTATAGATAGTACAGCTTTCCTTGCTCATCTCTGTCCACTGTCATCTTATTTGGCATGAGCGGATAGAGAGCCACGATTTCACCTTTGCCGTTTCTGATAATCTGAGCGTAAGCATTGCCCCATAAAAGCAAATGCGTCATGAGGGTTTCCCTAAATACAAAGGAACTCATCTCAGGATTTGGTTCATCATGTAACAGCCGATACAGCGGATGAGTGACGGCTTTTTCTTTG